AGAGGGGCTAAAAACGCCCGTGCTTATTGGGCTCATGGGGCGCAGACCTTTTCTTTCGAGGTCTGCATGAGGTCTGCAAAAGGTCTGCAAAAGGTCTGCAAAACAAAGAAAACGGGGGTGGCCTGCTTGCCGGAAGTCAGAGAGTTAACTTGCCCGTGGTGTGAAATCAAGACTAATTATAACGAAAAGCATGGTTTTTACCGGTGCCCCGATTGCGGCGGTGAGTGGTGGCCGGATAAACAAGCTGACGTTTATATCGGCGGGAGAAGCAGCCTGGGCATTTTTGACCAGGAGATCCGCGACAAAAAACGTATATGCAAAAAAGGCGGGGGAAGCAAGGTGTCTGGGCGAAAAAAAAAGAACGTTAATTCGCTGCCGCCTAATGACAGGTACAGAATTTATTGATTTCGTGCAATCTGGTGGCAAGTATTGACAAAAACTTGACTTTCGGTTAAACTGTGTTTAATAGCGTTGTCCCCTTGAATTGGTAAATTTTAACAACAAAGGAAGAAAGATAAAAACGGCGTCGCCCCGGGCGTAATCCAGGCGGCGTTTTTGTTTTGGTATTTTTGCTTTAAAGCAAGTGGGGTGGTGATTGTGCCCTGGAAGCCAAAGCGGCCGTGTAACTATCCTGGTTGTCCACAGTTGACTACAGATAGGTATAGTGCCAGAACATAACCGAAAGGTTGAGATAAATATGCCGTATAAGCCGAAGACGCCCTGTTCGGAGCCGGGATGCCCGGCGTATGCCGTAGAACGGGGCCGCTGCGAGAACCATGCTCGAGAGCCATGGAAAGGACGACGCGGCTTCGAAGGTTATAAAGGCGAGTACATGAAGCTTCGGCAGATGGTGCTGAAAAAAGAACCGCAGTGTCGTCTTTGCGGAGCACCAGCCACGACTGTTGACCATATCATCCCGAAGTCGCGCGGAGGCAGTGACGCAAGGTCAAATCTTCGTGGTTTGTGCAAGCCTTGTCATGACGCACGAAGTCGACATCAATCCACCATTGCCCGCCGTAGGGGTAGGGGGGGGTAATTTCTACCGAACATATGTGCAGAGGCGCATTGGCATCTGCGTGCAAATTTTCGCGAATTTGGAATTTTGGCCGGTAGCGAAGGAGTTGAGTTTTGATGAAGGGCAGAAAACCGAAGCCAACGGCACTAAAAGTCCTCGAAGGCAACCCTGGCAAGCGTCCGTTGCCGACAAACGAGCCGAAGCCTGCGCCGCTTGCCCCCAAGCATCCGGCGTGGCTCCACAGGGACGCAAAAAAGGAGTGGAAGCGGGTCGCGCCGCAACTTGAGCGGCTGGGGCTGCTCACCTCGCTTGACATGGCAGCACTTGCGGGATACTGCCAAGCGTATGCGCGGTACAAAGAGGCAGAAGAATTTCTAAACAAACACGGCACCACCTACACCGTCTGGGAGAGGGACCAGGACGGCGCGATAAAATACGACGATAGCGGGGAACCGATACTGCGGCAGATGCATTCTTGGCCGCAGGTTCAGATAGCGCATAAATCGCTGCAGCAGATACGATTGTTTTGTGTGGAGTTTGGTTTTACCCCTTCATCGCGTGGCAGGATAAGCGTCCCCGGCGCACAGGATAGCGATGACGGCATGGATGCATTGTTGTCTGGAGTGACAAAGAAATGTATTTCGACCAAGTAAAAGCCGACCACGTTTTAACCTTTTTCCGTAATCTCAGGCACACCAAAGGACACTGGCGCGGTGTGCCGTTTACTTTGTTGCCATGGCAGACGCAGGCCCTGACGGACATTTTTGGCACTGTTCGCGAAAATGGCTACAGACAATACACAACTGCATACCTTGAAATAGCCAAGAAGCAGGGGAAGAGTGAACTGGGCGCCGGCATTGCGTTATACTGTTTAGCCGCAGACGACGAATATGCCGCTGAAATATATGGATGTGCCGCTGATCGTCAGCAAGCGGCTATCGTCTTTGACGTGGCTGTCAGCATGGTGGAACAAAACCCTGCGCTGAGAAAAAACATAAAGCTGATCCCGTCACAACGGCGTATGGTTTACTTACCGACAAAGTCGTTTTATCAGGTGCTTAGTGCGGATGCCTATTCTAAGCATGGTTTCAACGTCCATGCGGTGATATTTGATGAGCTTCACGCCCAGCCGGATCGCGGACTATTCGATGTTATGACACAGGGCAGTGGTGATGCAAGGAACCAGCCGTTATTTTTCTTAATTACGACCGCTGGGGATGATCCGAACCGGGCAAGCATCGGCTGGGAAGTTCACAAGCGCGCAGAGGAAATCCTGCTTGGGACAAGGACAGACCCCACATTTTACGCAATGCTATACGGACTTGATCGCGAGAACGCACGTCTATGGACAGGCCGCAGTTACGAAACGATAACTGAAGACCTAACCGATGATAACATATGGCGCAGGCTGTGGGGCGACAAGAAAATATGGGCAAAAATCAACCCGTCTATTGGACACACTGTTGAACAAGAAAAAATCAATGATCAGTTTGTCGCAGCGCAAGGAAACGTTGCCCTTGAAAAAAACTTCCGCTGGCTTAGGCTCAACTGCTGGGAACGGCTGAAGACAACGAGCTGGCTTGGGCTGGATTTTTGGGACTTATGTAAAAGCAAAATCAGCGAGAAGAAATTGAAAGGCCGCCCGTGTTATGGCGGCCTTGACCTTTCCAGCAAGATAGACATGACCGCTTTTGTTCTACTGTTTCCTCCAGACGACATCAACAAAAAATGGATAGTGCTGCCCCGTTTCTGGATACCGGAGGAGAGAGTGCAGGAACGGTTTCAAACGGATAAGGTGCCTTATCCTGAATGGGTGGAGCGGGAACTACTGAAAACCACACCGGGTAACGTAATCGATTACGACTTTATCGAAAAAGAAATCCTTGCGTTACGGGACAGGTTTGATATACGTGAAATAGGTTTTGACCCCTGGAACGCCATGCAGACTGCCATCGACCTTGGTGATGAAGGGTTAACGATGGTTGAGGTCCGGCAGGGTGCGCGGTCAATGTCCGCGCCGATGAAAGAGATTGAACAGAATGTGCGCGGCAAGAAACTAATTCACGATGGACACCCCGTCTTGCGCTGGAACGTCGGTAACGTGCAAGTTAAAACTGACGAAAACGAAAACGTTCGACCAGTCAAAGGCAAGGGCACAGAGCGCATTGACGGACTGGTAGCGATGGTTAACGCCATGGCCAGAGCTATGTTGCGCAAGGATGATTCATCAGTATATGACCAACGCGGCATTTTGACTGTTTAGCGGGGAGGTGAAAATTTGAAAATAGCGGACATTTTTTTAAGATTCAGGTCCAAACGGAACGTAGAAAACCCAACTATCCCGCTAAACAGTCTGGAAATAATGAAAATCCTTGGAGGAACCCCTGCAAAGTCCGGTGCGATGGTCAACGAGAAGACCGCCATGCAAAACGTGGCGGTTTTTGCTTGTATCCGCATTTTGGCCGAAACCCCGGCTTCGTTGCCGCTGTTTGTGTACCGCCGGCAAAGAAACGGTGGCCGCGAACGCGCACCAGAACACCCGACATACAGTGTTTTACATGATATGGCAAACCCCGAAATGACCGCAATGACCTTTCGCGAAACGGTGCAGGGGCATGCTGTCGGCTGGGGCAACGGTTATGCTTATATCGTACGACAGGATGGTTGGGTGACAGAACTGTGGCCACTGCTGCCGGACAAAACACGCCCTGCGCGGGTAAACGGGCAACTCGTTTACAACGTCCTTCTGCCTAACGGGGAGCAGCGCATCCTCAATCCTGTTGATGTGCTGCATGTGCCGGGCTTTGGCTTTGACGGCTTGCAAGGGTACAACCCGATACGGCTGGCGCGGGAAGCTATCGGCCTTGGCATGGCAGCAGAAGAGTTCGGCGCGAGGTTTTTCGGGCAAGGCACGAACCTCGGCGGGGTAGTTGAACACCCCGGCAAGCTCGGACAGCAAGCCCATGAAAACCTGAGAACGTCACTAACCCAGTCTTACCAAGGACTGGGGAAGTCGCACCTGTTGCTGATACTCGAAGAAGGCATGAAGTATCAAAAGTTTGGTGTGCCGCCGAATGAGGCGCAATTCCTCGAGACGAGAAAATTCCAAGTAACCGACATTGCCCGCCTGTTTCGTGTACCGCCGCACATGATAGCTGACTTAGACAGATCGACTTATTCAAACATTGAATTCCAGGCGATTGAGTTTGTTGTTCACACCTTGCGGCCTTGGCTTGTGCGGTGGGAACAGGCGATAAACTACAAACTGTTTACCCCGCGGGAGCGCAAGAAGTATTACGCTGAGCATTTGGTGGACGGGCTGTTGCGTGGCGATGCGAAAAGTCGGGCTGAAGCGCTTGCCACTTTGCGGCAGAACGGAATAATCAACGCAGATGAATGGCGGGAGATTGAGAACATGAACCCGCAGGAAGGCGAGGTCGGGAAGCAGTTCTGGATTATGTCCAACATGATTCCCGTCGTTTCCCCCGCGCCTGAGTCAGCGGAACCTGGTCCAGACCTGCCCGCAGGCACCAGAGCAATCCCTGAGCGGCGCGACAACAGCGTTAATGCAAGGGTACGCCTTGCAAAGGCTTATGAGCGACTGTTTGAGGACGCGGGACGCAGGATTGTGCGGCGCGAGAAAGCCGACATCGAGAAGATTGGTCTGAAGCTGCTTGCTGAGAATCCGGAACGTTTTGACCGGTGGCTGGACGAGTTTTACGAAGCAGCGCCGGAGTGGATAGCACGCACCATAATGCCGGTAGTCCTAAGCTATGCCGAAGCGGTACAAGCGCTGGCGGCGGAGGACATTGATGCAGCGGTCGGCATGACGCGGGAGTTAGAGGAATTTGCCAGCAAATACGCGACCGCGTTTAGCATGAGGTACACATCCAGTTCTGCCGGGCAGGTGCGGCATGTGGTTGACCAAGCGGTGAGGGGGGGCGCTGACCCTGTTGATGCAGTCACGCAACGCATCACCGAATGGGAAGAACGCAGACCCGGCAAGGTCGCCATGAACGAAACAGTTCAAGAGAACAACGCCATAGCGCGGGAGGTCTACAAGGCAGCCGGCGCTTCTCGCATTAAATGGCAAAATACCGGTTCGGCAACATGCCCGTACTGCACCGAACTGGACGGCAAGGTTGTGCCAATTACCCGCCCCTTTCTGGACAACGATGAACGCCTGCAAGCCGAAGAAACCGGGAGTGACGGGACAAGAATACGCCGCCCAACGCATCACCCGCCTGTGCATCAAGGCTGCGGCTGCATGATAGTCCCTGACTAAATTCGACTTTTAAGGAGGTATGTGTTATGTCTGCTGCTTTGCTTGAACGGCGCATGTTTACGATTCCCGAATTGCGCATTTCCACTGAAGAAAACGAGGGCAAGAAAATATCCGGCCACGCGGCGGTGTTTAATCGTTTGTCGGATTCTTTAGGGTGGTTCCGCGAAAAAGTTCGGCCCGGCGCGTTTACCAAGACGTTGCAGAAACAAGCCGATGTCCGGCTACTCATTAACCATGACGGCCTGCCGCTTGCCCGTACCAAGTCCGGCACATTGCTGCTGCGCGAGGACAACGAGGGACTGTTTTTCGAGGCTGCTGTGGATGAATCCGATCCCGATGTGCAGCGCGTCATTCCGAAAATGCAACGTGGTGATCTGGACCAGATGAGCGTTGGCTTTTATGTCGTTGAGGACAAATGGGAGCTCTCTGAAGCAAAGGAGCGTATCCGAACCCTGATTGAGGTTGACCTGTTCGATGTTTCGCTGGTCACATATCCGGCGTATCCACAGACCAGCGCGAATGTTCGGTCTGTGAAGGACGTTTACGATTCTTACCTTGCCTCACAGCGGGCGCTGGAAGAGGCAGATAAGATAGCCGAAAGCCAACTGCGGGCGCAGGCGGCGGCACGGCAACGACACCTGGATCTGCTTAAAAAACTAATTTGAAGGAGTGAATCACATGGTATTCGATATTCTCGAAGCAAAACAGGACAGGCGCGTGGCGTGGGAAGAGTTGCGTAAGCTGAATGAACTCGTGGCAACCGAGAAGCGCGATTTCACACCGGAGGAAAAGGAAAAGTGGGATAAGGCGGATGCGGAGGTAACCCGCCTCACCGGTGTAATTGAGAGGCAGGAGCGCCTGCTTGCGATAAAAGACGCGCAGGCAGAGAAGGACGATATGTCCGGCATCAAGCCTGGGCAGAAGGACGAGCGGGAACAGAAGGACGCGGAATACGAGAAAGCGTTCCGTGAGTGGATTCGTGGTGGAACTGAAGTTCTGACCGCAGAACAGCGGCGGCTCATGCAGTCTAAGTTCGTCATGCCGGAAGTGCGCCAGCTCGGTGTTGCTACCGGCGCAGCGGGGGGTTTCCTTGTGCCGCAGGGCTTCTACGACAAAATCGTGGAATCCATGCGGGCATACGGCGGTATCCGCAACTCTCGCTGCAACGTGTTTAAGACCACCACCGGTAATCCGTTGCCTATCCCGACGCTGGACGATACGGCAAATACCGGCGCGCTGATTGCGGAGAACACGGCTATTACAGACCTGAACCCTGCATATGGCCAGCGTATCCTCGGCGCGTTTATGTACACCTCGCGGAGCGTTCGGGTATCGTTCCAGTTGCTACAGGACAGTGCGTTTGACATCGAGGGGCACCTGACGAACATCCTTGGCACCCGCCTTGGTCGCATCACGAACAACCACTTCACCGTCGGTACCGGCACCGGACAGCCGCAGGGCGTGGTCCCTGGTTCAACCCAGGGCGTAGCTGCGGCTGCGGGCAATACCACCACCATCACCTATGCTAACCTGGTCAATCTGGAGCACTCAGTTGACCCGGCCTATCGCAACGCGGCTGAGTGGATGTTCCACGACACCACCCTGCGGACACTCAAGCAGTTGACCGATGGTCAACAGCGCCCGCTGTGGTTGCCTGGGCTTGCCGTCCGCGAGCCTGACACCATCTTGGGATACAGGTACGTTATCAACCAAGATGTGGCGCAAATGGCGGCCAATGCCCGGTCTATCCTGTTTGGCGACTTCAGTGCTTTTTACGTCAGGGATGTGGTTGACCTGCAAGTCCTGCGCCTGACCGAGCGCTTTGCGGAAGCACTGCAGGTTGGCTTCCTGGCGTTCTCCAGACACGATGCGGCGCTGATTGACACCGCTGCTGTACGGCACTACCAAAACTCCGCGACCTAAAAGCAAGCCCCTACGCAAAACGAATAAGGGGGAGGAGACACCTCCCCCTTCCCGGAGGTGGTACAAGTGGCAAAGGTAAAAATGCGGGAAAGCATTGCATCGTCAGAGGGTTGGGCGTATGCCATAGGGCAGGTCGTTGAGATTGACGGTGACCTTGCCAATAAATGGGAGGCTTGCGGATTGGCAGAGATTGTGGGCGCACCGGAGCCTGAAAGCGCGGCGGCACAACCGCCCGAGACTGCTATGTTGCAGCGGCCCCTTCCCAAAAAGCCGGGTGGTAAAAAGTGAGCATCACAGCGGCATACGCCACGGCAACGGAGTACCGGCAGGCTATCGGCATAACAGACCCTGGGCGCGATGCGGAGATTGATATTGATCTACGGGCGGTCTCCCGGTACTTGGACGGAGAAATGCGCCGTTTTTTCACGCGGGATGTCGCTGATGTCCAGCGCTTTTATATCCCGCAACAGGACACGCAGGTTTTAATGGTTGACGACCTGTCGGCGGCCCCAACACAAATTCGGGTGGACACTGCCGGTAACGGCACATTCGCCACGACGCTGACAACAGCAGACTACGAACTCATGCCTCGCAATGCCGCAAGAGGGCCGGAACCATGGCCGTTTACGCAGATCGCGCTTACCCCGTGGGGCAGGTTGGGAACATTCTCCGCAGGGCAGAGGGTAGAAGTCACGGCGCGCTTCGGTTGGCCGGCTGTCCCTGAAGCAATCCGCAGGGCAACTATCCACATCACGGCAATCTTGCGCCTTGAGACCCCGCGCGCCACAAAGCGCATCGCAGAGCTAGGCGATACCATTGAAACATCGCATCAGGCTCAAAACATCGTCCGACAACTGACAAACCAGTATAAGGTGTGGCTGGTATGAGCTCCCGGCTATCGCGAACGGTCAGCCTGGACGGGTTTGAAGAGCTTATTAACAAACTGGAAGATCGGCGCCTGGCGCAAAGGCCGATGGCGGAATTACTCGACAGTGCCAGCAGAATAGGAATTGACGGTGCGGTAAAGAACATTGACGGGGGCACGGGAATTGCCGTACGGTCAATTCGGCGAAAAGTATGGGCACAAAGAATGTCTGCCCGTGTTTATACAACAATGTCCAGGCCGCGGGCAATGTCAATTGAAAAGGGACGAAAGCGGGGAGAAGGAGAGACAATCGAAAAACTAGCATCATGGTATAAGGGCATACCGTATCGCAGGCGGATGCACATCTCCCATGAAGACAGGAGCAGTATAATACAAATCTGGAAGTCCGTCCGCGAACACGGCGTAAAGGGTAAAGGATATATTGTGGCCGCCAAGGACGCAATAGAGGAGGAGCTGCCTCGCCTGACAAGGGCGGCGATGGCCCGGTTAAAGGAGATGGCACGACGATGAACTTTTCAGCGTTTTTAGACAGCCTTAATGCCTTGCAGATGACAATTAGCATAACGTCTCCAATTGCTACTACTGTGCGCCGCACTTACTGGGGAGCGCCCACCGGAACCATAATAGACGTGCCGGCCATAGTCAACGACATGACCGAAACGGAACGCTCTGTCGGGATGGGCGCGCGCGGGGAATCGCGGTATCGGGTGGGCGTGCAGTTGTTGGCGGCGAAGGCCACACCGGAAGATACTCGCAGCAGCATCATTGCCACGGAGCTATGGTTTGCGGCAAAGCGGGCGTTCGACGCTAATCCGACCATCAGTGGCACTGTAACCCACGCGATACTGCGGGGAGCCAACCCCACAGTCCCTGTGCTTTTGCAACACGCGGGGCAGACATACATTGGCTTTGAAGCCATGCTGGATATCCAGCACATCACATGAGCGAGGTGGTAAGCGGTGGTTGCACAATACAGAACCTTATCCGGCATTAACTATCCGCCGGATAATCGCGCGGAACCGGGGGATGTTGTCTCGGACTTACCGATAAAGTCTATCCCCTGGTTGCTGGAACAGGGGCACATCGTCAAGGCTGACGAGAGCGGAGGTGAGATTAAATGAGCTTTGTCCACGGGAGCAGCGGGCGGATATACGCGAACGGGTTTGACCTTAGTTCGTTTTTAAAAAGTGTTTCTAGTTCCGACACCGTAGAAATGCACGACAGCACGACCTTTGGTGCAACGGCAAAGACGTATATACCGGGACTGGCAGATGCGACTTTATCTGCCGAGGGTCTTTTTTCCGGCGCGGCCGGGGCTACAGACCCAGTATTGTTTGCCGCGTTACGCGGACGGTCTCCGGTTGTTTGGAACTGGCTGCCGTCAGGTGACGTTGACGGGTTGTTCGGGTATGGCATGTCGGCTTTGAGCAACAATTATGAAATCAGCGCCCCGGTGGATGACCTGGTGAACGTAACGGCAGAAGCGCAGTCCAACGTCGGCCTGGAACGTGTACAAATCTTGCATCCTTTGGCGGCGCGTACAGCGACCGGTAATGGCACATCCCGCGACCACGGCGCGGCGTCCTCTGCGGGCGGGTTTGCTTACTTGCAAGTCCCCGTTGTTTCCGGCACATCGCCGAGCCTGACCGGGCGCATCCAGCACAGCGTTGATAACAGCGTATGGGTTGACCTGATAACCTTCGCGGCGGTCACAGTAGCGAACAATGCGCAGCGAATCACCGTTGCGGGTACAGTTAACCGCTGGACACGGGCGACTTGGACAATTTCCGGCACATCGCCGAGCTTTACATTCCACGCGGCGTTCGGGCGCTACTAAAAGTTTAGGGAGGGATAACGATGTCTTTTGTTCATGGTTCCGTTGGTGTATTCCAGTTGGGGACGGCGGCCGCGCCGGGTACTCCAACGGCGATTAGTTCGTTTCTGTCCTCAGTGAGCTTTCCGTTTAGTGTGGACACCGCTGAGATTACCGCCCTTGGTGCCGCGGCCAAGTCATATCTTGCTGGTTTGGAAGACGCCACAATTAGTCTAGAGGGCAGATTCCACGCCACAGTGGACGCGCATCTGAATGGTATCCGGCGGATGTCAAACATTTCTTTTGTGTATGGTCCGGCTGGCAGCGGTGCAGGCGCACCAAGATATTCCGGCACATGTATGCTGACGAGTTACGATATTTCGGGCGGCATTGACGATGTGGCAACTTTCTCTGCCGAATTGCAAGTGATAGGAGCGGTGACTCGTGGTACATTCTAAGATTCTAACCATTGACGCTATTCTGGCAGCGACAGATTTAGAAGTTAAAGTGGTAGAGGTTTCTGAATGGGGCGGGAGTGTCAAGGTTAAAGGTATGACCAAACGAGAGCAGCAACAGTTGCGTAAACAGGCCACTGACCCGCTCACTGGACAAATCGACCCCGACCGCATGGAAATCCTTATGCTTGCTCATTGTCTTGCCGAACCGTTGGTAACTATCGAACAAGCGGAACAGCTCGCACAGAAGTCAGCAACGGCTTTCGACAAAGTGTTGACAGCTGTAATGGATGTCACCGGTCTGAGTGAATCGGCACAGAAAGCGATGGTGCGTACGTTTCACGCTGGGGATGAAGGACCCAAAACGGAATCCTGATGCGGCGGAACGTGCGTTTCTCTTCCGCCTAGCGAAAGATTTACACATGACTGTCGCCGACCTTGAGCAGCGCATGACGGTGCGGGAATTCGTGGAGTGGAGCGCGTTCTACACGGTGCTGGCAAAGGAAGAAGAGGCTGCGCACAAGCGGGCGGAGCAAAAAGCGCGGGGGAGGAGGCGGTAGCCCATGGCAACAGGCGTAGGGACGTTAATCGTTCGGCTAAAAGCAATCACAAACCAATTCCGCAAGGAGATGGATGCTGCGACGGAGAGGACGCGAAAGCTCGAAAGGGCAGCCGTAGACGCGTCGGGAACTATCGCCCGTTCCCTTGCTGTTGTTGGTGCCGCCGCCGCTGTCGCTGGGGGCGCGGCGGTAAAGTTGGCCGCGCAGTGGGAGCAAACGGAAATAGCGTTTACAACGATGCTTGGAAGCAGCGAAAAAGCGAAAACGTTTTTAAGAGACCTAGACAAATTTGCTGCACGAACTCCCTTTGAATTGCCCGGGTTGATAGACGCCAGCCGCAAGCTGCTTGCGTTTGGGTTCGAAGCGGAATCAATTATCCCTGTGATGACGTCTGTCGGTGATGCGGTGGCTGCGCTTGGCGGCGGGCGAGAAACCATCGACAGGGTAACACGGGCACTGGGGCAAATGTCTGCCAAAGGGGTTATAGCGAGCCAGGAAATGACGTTGCAGCTAGCTGAGGCGGGCATACCGGCTTGGCGCTATTTGGCAGAAGCGATTGGGGTTGACATCCCCACAGCAATGAAAATGGTTGAGCGGCGGATGGTTCCTGCAAGCATTGGGATACAGGCCATTTTGCAAGGGATGACGAAAGACTTTGGTGGGTCGATGGAAAAACAGAGCAAGACAATGATAGGGGTTTGGAGCACGGCGAAAGACGAAACCAGGACGCTGGCGAGAGGTTTCGGGGCGTACCTTATCGACACGTTTAACCTTGATGAGGTGGTGGCGAGACTCGGGCGGTCAATAGGCCGCATGGCAGATGTAGTCCGGAGCGCGGAGAAGTCCGCAGATGGTTTCCGAAAACTACTAAGGCAAACTTTCGGTCCAAAGACAACGGCGGCAGTGCTGAGTGTATCCGGCGCACTTCTTGGGGCGTTGGTGCCAGCGCTTAAAAGCAGTGCGATAATGGCGTGGAGGGCGACTATGGCTCTCGCGCCGTTTATGATTAAAGGTGCAGTCCTTGCAGTTGTCGCATACAATCTGTATGACGCTTTGACTAATTCCAGCAGTGCAATGGACAAGGTGGCTGCAGCATCCCTTGCCGCAGGAGCAGCATTATATTTTGCCTATTCCAGCGGAATGGTTGCCTTTGTTGCCGGGATAAAGGCATCAGTCATAGCGATGTATGCAAAAATTGCGACGGTAACCACATTGAAGGGGAAGCTTGTTGCGCTACTTGCTTTGCTCGGGCCTAAAGGCTGGGCGGTTTTGGCTGGCGCGGTCGCAGTAACGACTGCTACAATAGGGATATTCAACAGGGTGACCGCGCAAACCATTCAGGTGGCGGGCGGCGCGGCGCGAGGGATGGATGATCTCCACCGGGCCGCAAGTGCCGCCGCGAGCGGGCAACAACAGCTCGAAAAAGCGCTGGATGAAGCCGGGAAAGCCGCCGCCCGGAACATCATGGGCTTTGACCAGGTGCACACGCTGCAAGAAGCGATGGGCAGGCCGGATCTGGCCATGCCCGATGTAGCGGTAGGCGGTATACTTGGCGCGGCGCAGGCCATGGGAGAAATGATCTCTGCCGTCAAAGAGTATTCAGTCGAACACAATAACCTGGCAAAGGTGTTCGAGAAAGACCGGGCCATAGTAGGCCGGTTTTTCGACACGATGATTTCCGGCCCGCGTGACGCTTGGAACAGCATAGCCCGCATGGGGCTGCAGATAAGCAGAAATGTATCCGACACATGGGCGGCGATTGTCGGCGTATGGGAACGCGGCAGGGACCGCCTGGCGGGAATCGGCGGAATGCTCAGTAAGCGTGCAAGTGAGAACTGGGGGGAACTGAGCGCTGACTGGAACGCATTCTGGGCGGGGCTTGGTGCTGCTATAGATAAACTGGCGCCGGGGCTTCGCGCCGCCTGGGACACTTTTTGGACAAATGCAGGGACCTGGTGGGCGACATGGCGTACTAACAGGAGCGCTGACTGGGGCAACTTCTGGATGGGCTTAAAAACCACAGTCAGAAACTTTGGCCCTAACCTGCTCACGGCATGGCAAACTGCTTGGGGTGCAATTCGTGATTGGTGGAGCACTTGGCGCACGAACAGGCAAACGGACTGGCGTACGTTCTGGACAAACGCAAGAGTTGTAATAGAGAATCTTGGTCCGAATCTGTTCACAGCATGGCAGGCTTCTTGGGGTAAGCTTTGTATCTGGTGGAGTACATGGATTGGCAACAGGCTTAGAAATTTCAATACTTTCTGGGCTGACTTAGAGGCGGCGGTAAAGAACCTCGGTCCAAATCTCCGCAGGGAATGGGACAGTTTTTGGGGCAATTTAGGCGATTCCGTTGTCCGAAAAATTCAGCCTGCCATTGACGTTGTTAACCGCCTGATTGACGCATACAATCGTATTCCTGCCTTGCCGGACATTCAGCGCATACAGACGGGGGCGGGAACACAGCCTGCCGCGCAACCAGCTATGCAACCAGCTACGCAACAACGGTCGCCCGACCAAGTCGTCGCCATTGCGGCTACGGCGGCAAACCGCCAACTTTACCAAGCACAACTCGCGTGGGGGGCCGCTAACCGCGCTGGTGACGCAGCAGGCATGGCCGCAGCCGCAGCTGCAGGACAAGCGGCAAGAGCGGCGGGGGCTACGGAAGCGGGTGCGCAACAAATCTGGCAGGGCATCGCGATGGCCAAGGGTGGTATAGTCACCGGCCCGACTTATGCTCTTGTCGGTGAAGCGGGCACGGAAGCTGTACTCCCCCTGCGCCGTGGGAATCCCGGCGTTGAGGCAATCGCTGAAGCCGTCGGCAACGCGGTCTTTACCGCCATGCGTGAGGCAATCCGCGTTAGCCGGGTTGAGCAAGGCCGTGACGATGGCGGGCAGGAAATCGTGCTGGAGATCGACAGCGCAAAAATAGGCCGTGCCATACTGCCGGCGCTGACCCGTGAGCGGCTACGCCTCGGCATTGTGGAGGTGTAGCGTGTGATATGGCTTAATGGTACTCTCATTGCAGAACCGCAGAAGCTTGACATCGGGCGGCACATTATCAGCCGCGCCAATCGCTCCGCTTCCGGCAGGATGTCGAAGGAAATAATCGCCGTCAAACGTGCTATCTCTATCGAATACGAGATAATCTCCGGCCCTGCACTGGAAGCGATAATCAACAATCTAGAGAGCCGCGTATTCCACATCCTGCGTTACCCTGACCCGCAGGGGACGGAGCGCACAATCACAGTCTACACCGGCGACATCTCCATGTCCGCCTGGTATATGGTCGGCGGAGTACGGCAGTGGCAGGGCGTTACAATTAACCTGATTGAACAGTAGGAGGGAAGAGGATGTTACCGGTCAGCACAGCATTCCGGGAAGCGGTAGCGGCAGACACGCGGCGGGTTTTTGGACGCGTCACTATTGACTACACAGACCCATTGATTGACACCAGCATTACCGCAACCGCCAACGAACAAGCCAATGCCGCCGCCTTGTTGCCGCAAGTCTCGGATGCTCTGACCACAGTCCCGCGTCGCTGGGCGTCGCTTGACGGTTCCACGCTGGCAGACGGTTTATTCTTCGCCGCACCATCCGTCCCTGCTGAGGGGCAGATGGGCTGGTGGGGTACACAGATAGCGGGCGCAGGCGGCGCGTTTGTCACACCGTTCCCCACGCTGACGGTCAGCTTTGCAAGCCGTCCTATTCACTCCCTGCGCGTAGTCGGGGACAGTGTGCGGCTGGAGTTCCCCGTGGACTTTGAGATTCGGCTGCTCGGCGTGGGCGGTGTCTTACGGCATACACAGACCATCACGGGCAACACGCTCGTTGACTGGAACCTAGCCATAACTGCTGTTACAGAGGTCACACAATGCGTCCTTGAGGTACGCCGCTGGAGCCATGCAGGGCGGCAGGCGAAAGTACTGGAGTTCTTCACAAGCATCCAAGAAACCTATGAGGGCAATGACATCCTTGAGATCAGTCTGTTCGAGGAGCGCGAACTGGCGCAACATAGTCTGCCGGTCGGGAACGTCAGCGCGAACGAGATAACGCTGAAGCTGGACAACTCCAGCCGCCGCTTTGACGCTGGCAACAGGCAATCGTCCCTGTATGAGCTACTGCGACAAAACCGGCGAATCAGGGCCTGGCTGGGGGTGGAACTGACTCCCGGCGGCGCAGTCGAATACGTCCCCCTTGGCACCTTCTGGAGTGGTGAATGGAGCGCGGAAAGCGAAAAACTCTACGTCAGCACCACCGGCCGCGACCGGCTGGAGCTGCTGGCCAAAAGCACATATTTTGCGAGCCAGGTAGCGGTAAACCAGTCACTGCACGCGCTTGCCGTGGCAGTGTTGACAGACGCTGGTTTGACGGCAAGCGAATACTGGGTAGACCCCGCGCTGCAGTCAACCACCGTCCCCAATGCGTGGTTCGGCACCATATCGCATCGCGAAGCCTTGCGACAAATTGCGGAAGCATCACTCGGGCAAGTGTACGCCGACCGCAACAGCGTTGTTCGTGTCGAAGGCCCGGCGTATCTGCTCGGGCAGGAAACTTTCGTTAGTCCGTGGGGTGCGTCGACACAAAGCATCACGATAACAGCAGACAACTATTTCCGCAAAGACACCCCCGTCAAATGGGGAGAGTTGGCAAACCGAATTGAAGTGGAGACACAACCGCTTCAGCCGGTGGCCACAGCGCAGGAAGTATTCCGCAGCAACGCGCCTGGTGACATCGCCGCAGGGCAAACGCTGACGCTGACCGTGCGCTACAATGAACCGCCGGTGATTGAGGCTGTTGCAAGCCTATCCGGTGCGCCGGCTGGGGCGACAATCACCGCCACGACATTCTACGCCTGGGGCGCGGATGTGACGGTCAGCAGTCCGACAAACGCGGGGACGTTTACGCTCATCATCAACGGCAGGCCGCTTCGCATCCTGAACAAGGAACGCGCTGTGGCAGAGGACGCAACCAGTATCCGCGACCACGGCCTGCTGCGGTACAAATTCCCTGAGAACCACCTGGTACAGTCTTTGGTGCAGGCGCAGACCATAGCGACAACCCTGCTCCGGCTGTACCGTCACCCGCGCCGTGACTTGACTATGGAGTGGCGCGGCAATCCTGCGTTGACGCTTGGGGATGTGGTGATTGTACGTGACCATAACCAGTGGTTGCGGTACTGGTGTATCCGGGGCGAACTTGATTTCGATGGCGCGCTCAGCGCTAGACTTGAAGGGAGAATGATGCGATGACAACCCCCACGACACAACCTTTGCAAACAGATCGGGATGGACGTCCCGTAGCACAATACTGGAACCCCCGGACGCTGGCTTATGAAGCGCTGCGCGGCGATGGCGGCGCGGCTATCATGTCGTCCATGCAGCGCAAATACCGGGAGGACTTTCCCGGCGTAGCATTAAATGCCGATTGGTCGACGATACAAACCGGCGCTGGACACACTGTCAGCGTAGCCAGTAGTATCTTGAGTATCGCCACGGGCACTACAATCAACACCGAAACAATCCTGCGCTGCCTGATACCGTTCACTATCCCGTTCCGTGTGATGTTTATCTTCATGCTCAGCCAGCGTATCGCCAACCAGGAGTTTTTCTTAGAAGTCACGAACGCGGCGGGCAATATGCTTGCACAGTGGCTATTCAGCGGCACCAGCGCGACTATTGGCACGCACAATACAACAAACGCGGGGACGGCGGGAACGCCTGCCAGTCCGACAATCGCCAGCACCGCGTCCTATGCCATAGCGGAGATTGAACTGTTCCCCGACGAGGTGTATTTCCACAGCCGCCCGGCAGACAGCACGGCGGTGCGGAGCTTGACGGCGGTCAGGACACGGTTTATCCCTGACCCGAACGAAACCTATTTTGTGCAGATACGGGCGCGTAACCTGGGCACAGCGCCGGCCAGCAGCACGACGCTGTTTGTCGATGCTGTGACCGTGCAGGACATCACTGAACTGACCGCAGAGATAACAGCCGGACGCGGGGCGATGGTAGGCAGCCAGGCCGTAGCGGTGCAGGCCGTCGGCGGCACAATAGGCACAGTCAGCACCGTCAGCACCCTCACCACCGCGTCAACACTGACTACCATGACCACAGGCAACATCCAGTCAATTAATACAGCGTTTGCAGACACATCGACAACACTGGGAGCGAATGCCGTGTTCAACGGCACGTCACGGGACTTCAGCACAACGCAGCGAACAAACCGGTTCCTTGCCGCTTCGACAGCTGACCAGGCAGGCACGTTGTTTGTGGAGCAGTCTAATGACGGAACAAACTGGGTAATGACACACAGTCAGGCCACCGCCAGCACGCCTGACGCAGACGCAACGGCGAGGCACATTGCGCGGATTGATGCGGAGGTTTGCAACCGCTTTGCCCGGGTGCGGTATCGCAACGGCGCCACGGCGCAGAGCGCGTTCAGGTTGATTTCAAAACAGCAGGGAGTGTAGGGGATGGTTGACGAAAAATATGCGGCTATTACATGCCAGTGTGGGCAAAGGTTTCAGGTTTTAGCCGCTGCTATAGAGCAGGAGGACGGGGCTGTTGCCACCGATTGGGACGAGCAGGCCACGGCAGGTGCTTATCACGCGCATCTAGCGACCTGCGGAGGTGGTGAAACATGACCGCGCATATTTGGCAAACACCTAAAACAAATTGGGCTACATCAGACCCTATTACAACCGGGGACTTGAACCGGGTGGAGGGAAATATTCTTTACCTGGGCGAGCCTATCAGTGTCACAAGAAATCTCGTATACACGTCCGGCAGATTGACTCAAGTCAACGAAACCGTAGGGGGAATACTTTGGCGCCGGACGGATTTGACTTATACCGGCGATACCCTAACTAGCGCAAGGACAAGGGTATATGCAAGCAACGGCACGACTGTGGTCAGTGATTATACAGATACGTTGACATATATTTCCGGTGAATTAACATCGGTAACAAGGACGGTGACGGTGTAATGTGGCCGGTATATGCAGAAGTGGCGGCAGCGAGAAAAGCACTTAAACCCAAGACCTTTCGGGATTTCGCGTATTCAAACAGCTCAATTGTTACGGATATATGGTATACGGTTCTTAATATCTCCGGAAAAGGGCTATTAACTTTTTTTGCTTATCAACTTCCCGGTACTTCAGATATTATGAATTTTCAAGTTAGAATAATTATAGATGAAATTTCTTATATATTAAATAATGCGACTCTAAATAACCTTACAAGAAGCATAGACACAGGCCTCGCGGCATCACCGTCTTATAAATATTTTCCCCATGTGTTTTTTGACTCTGCATTGACGATAGAATTTAGAAGGACTGGAGGCTCAGCTAGTCCATTCAATATGGCTGGCGATTATTTTTTGATTTAATAAGGAGGTGCTTAATGTGGGTGCAACCCTTGAAGTTAATCTGGATACTAAAGAAGTACTTGAGGTTGAAACGGTGAAAACTGACAATCAAGTAGTAACAATTAAAAAAGGCAGACCAGATAAAATTTATAATGAGACAACAAAAAAAATAGAAGATGCTCCGAGGTTAGACCTTAAAGCAAAGCTTGAGGAAACGCTGGAACAGAAGGTAGACAGAATAGAGCAGAAAGTAGATCAACTATTGTCGAA